CAGAAGATTTAGAAAAAATCATAAAAGTAGTTGGAAATATATCAGATGAAAACGTCACAAACTACAATGACGATGGCATTACTCAAAAAGTTACAACTAAAACTGGTATTGCTAGAGTTGGAGAAGTAGCATTGCCACCTAGAATAACATTAATACCATACAGAACATTTATCGAAATACCTCAACCAGCATCAGAATTTTTATTAAGAGCAAGAAAATCATACAATGGTGGATTAGAATTTGCATTATTTGAAGCCGATGGTGGTGCATGGAAAAAAATAGCTATTAAAAAAATAGCAGACTATTTAAATGAGAAGCTTGATGGAAAGGATATAACCATATTAAGTTAATAAAAGAGGGAGAAATATTATGACTAAAAAAAATAGTTTTATATTATATACAGAGCAAAAAACAGTAATAGATAAGTTGTCTGATGAACAAGCAGGAAAATTAATAAAAGCGATATATGAATATGCAGAAACAGGAAAAATGCCAGAATTAGACAATGTATTAGATTTAGTTATAATTCCTTTTAAAACAGTATTAGATAAAAATAAAGAAAATTACGAGAAAATTTGTAAAGCTAGAGCAGAAGCTGGTTCAAAAGGTGGAAAGCAAAAAAAGCAATTGCAAACAAAAGCTAGCAAAAGTAAGCAAAAAAAACAATTGCAAACAAAAGACGACGATAATGATAATGAATATGATAATGATATTAAAAAAGAAAAAAATAAAAAAAAGAAAAAAGTTGAAGAAATATGTTTAGAGAATCATTTTTCAGAGGAATTAAAAAATACATTAAATGACTTTATTGAGATGAGAGAGAAGATAAAAAAGCCAATGACAGAGAAAGCTATAGAACTACTAGTTAGAAAATTGAAAAAGTTAGCAGATTCAGAAGAAAAACAGATTGCTATATTGGAACAATCAATTGAATGCTGTTGGCAAACAATATATCCTCTAAAGTCAACAGAAGAACATGGCAAAGAAAACGAAAAAGAAGATGTTTTTAAAGAAATTGAAATTGATACATCAGAACTAACAAACGAAGAATATTCAAAACTCCTGAAAGGGGAAATAACTATAGATGAGCTTATAGAAAGAGGACGAGTCTATGTGGGATGAGGAAATTGAGAAAGCAGTATTGTACTACGTGATTTTTGAGCATGAAGAATTTATCCTAGACGAAAATGATTTCATGTCTGCACGAAATAAAAAAATCATTAGGGCAATAAATGAATTGAAAGCCAAAAAGGAAGAAGTATCTATATTACAGATTAGTTCAAAAATTCAAGCAGATAAAACCCAAGTATTAAAATATTTATCTTCCTTATCTGAATACATAAAAACAAGTAGTGCGGACAATGTCTATAATCAACTAATTCAACTCTCTAAAAAAAGAAAATTGTATAGTTTGATGCAAGATAAAGAAGTTGAATTACTGGAGAGTGAAGATAATATAGATATATTTGCACAATCCATAATTCAGGAAATTAACAAAATTGAATCTGTGAATGAAAAAGAGAAAAGTTTTTTAGAACAAGTTAATGACACAATGAGCAGAATAGAGAACAATATATTAAATGGATTAGATTATAGTTTGTATACAGGAATTGGAGACTTAGATAAACTAACTTGCGGATTACATAAGCAAGAATTGACTATAATTGGTGCGAGACCAGGCGTTGGAAAAACTACATTTGCCTTGCAGATTGCAGAACATATTGCCGAGAAAGGAATACCAACGGCATTTATAAGTTTAGAAATGTCTGATTATCAAATAATTCAAAAAATCTTATCAAAGAAGACAAGAGTAAATACCTACAAAATGAGAATGGGAACTTTAGAAGATAAAGACTTAGAAAAAATAGTACAAGCAAGTTCAGAAATTATAGAATTGCCACTTCATTTAATGACAAATATAAGAACACTACAACAAATAGAAGTTTATGCAAGAAAATTAAAAAATAGAAATAATTTAGGGTTATTAATTATTGACTACATACAGCTAATCAAAAATAAAGGCAAATTTAATAATAGAGAACAAGAAGTAGCAGATATAACAAGAACACTTAAGTTATTAAGCTTAGAATTAGATATTCCCATAATAGGATTGTGTCAGTTAAATAGAAATGCGAGTAAATCAGAGCCAACTTTGGCAGATTTAAGAGAAAGCGGATCAATAGAGCAAGATGCAGACAATGTGTTATTTTTATATCAAGAGAAAGAATCAGAAGGAATAATAGCAGATATAACTTTAAAAATTGCCAAACAAAGAGCTGGCGAAATAGGAAAAATATATTTAAAGTTCAATAAAGGAAACAGCGAGTTTAAGGGAGTGATAAGATGCTAACAATTAACAAACAAGAATTTTTAAAATTAAGTGATATAGAGAAAGCTAGAATATTAAAAAAGATTGCATCTGGCAATATAAAATATATCGACACAAATAAAGAATTAATTGATATTAAGGATAACCATATACCTGAAATTTAGGAGGTTGTTTATGAATAAATATAAAAACAAAAAGATAAAGATAGATAACTTTGTTTTTGATAGTATTGCAGAAGGTAGAAGATATAAAGAACTGTGTTTATTACAGAAAGCAAATAAAATAAAAAGTTTAGAATTGCAACCAAAGTTTGAATTACAAGAAGCTTTTCATAAAAACGGAAAATACTATAAAGCAATTACATATACTGCTGATTTTATGTATCTCGACGTTGAAAAGAATTGTATTGTTGTAGAAGACGTGAAAGGATTTCAAACAAAAGAATTTAAGTTAAAACAAAAGATGTTTGAATACAAATATAAAAATTTAAACTTAGTATTAATATTTTAGAATTATATTTATTTAGATAGTAATAAAATAAGGAGAACAAAATGAAGCAAGATATATACGGAGAAATAATAAATGATGTTAAAACTTACAAAGATATAGCAAATAATCTTAAAGATGGTAGTAATGTAATTATTGGTTGGACAGATGAAGAGTATACACATTTAGATATACTATTTAGCTTTAGAGCATATAAAGATATGAACAATTATTTACAAAGAGGAATTAGAGGTAATGAACTATTTGTGTCAATAATTGGATTGGGGGCTTTTGGATTTGATGTAGACAATGAAAAAAAAGCTCCAGGATACATAGCAGAAAAATTAAATTTAACTGGACAACCTACTGTAGATAAATTTGGAGAATTAATAAATGGGATTATACAAGCCATAATAGGGAGGTAAAAATGGATACAGAAACAATAAGAGAATATATAGATTCTGAATATGCAATAATTACAAAAAAGCAAGGAGAATTAAACTCTATACAACGATATATTTATACAAACAAAATTGAGTTACTTACAGGAATAGCAAGTATGACTGAGCAATTAATTTTAAAAGGAGTATTAACTAAAGCAGAGATATTAGAAGCAGTAAGAATAGGAGCAACAAAAGGAGAGGATAAAAGATGAGGTTTTTTAGGTTTATGTGTAAAGAAGAATTTGATAGATTAAATAATGGAGAAATTTTGACTAACTATACTAACCATAAAAAGAATGGACTTAAAACTGATTCTATTGGTTTTTGTTTTTTTGATGAAGAAGAAATTGATATAAAACAAGCAATACACTTTTTATCTGGACTTGTAAGTTTTGATATATGTGCTGTATTTAAAACTGAGAAAAATAATTTAAAACAAGGATATGGAATATATGCTAAACCTTTAAGTAGGACAGGTATTTTAGCCTTAGATCTTTATAATGTGATGACAAATAGAGAGAAGATACAACGAACAGAATATAGTACTACAACATATAATAATTCAAAATTTAAACTTATAAAATATTCGGAAAACATTTGGAGTCAATATAACCCCATTGAAAAACAAAAAGAATTAATGTGGAAGGAATTTATAATAAAATAATGAGTGAATTAAAAAAAATAGAAATGAAAAATGTTACAGATAAATATGTAAATATGATAGAAGCTTTTGAATGTGATTTTAGCATATATGAAATAGAAAATTGTCAAGAAAATGAAATGATAGTATTTAAATTTCCTAATACTCCAAGATTATTAAAAGATATAGATTTACTAAAAGAATTATCTTTCAATTTAAGACATAATAAAGCAGAAATACATGAGAAAGGAGCAAATAATGATAAAGGTTAGTGATTTACCTGCAGGAATGATTATATGGAAAGGATTTAAAACTCTAGGAATAACAAAAGCTACATTACCAGAAAAATATTACGATAACTATTGTACTAAAGTACCAGGAAATGATTTAGACTACGAATTAGTAAAGGAGAAAAAACAAAATGAAGGAAATGCAATATCAAGCAGATAGAAATATAGAATTATTAAATAGCGGGATATATAAGAACTACAATT